TTATTTCAGCGGCAACACTCAAGAACCTGATTACACTAATTCTCGTTATGAAACTTTCTGAATCAACACTTTCAGTCCTTAAAAACTTTTCGACTATTAACCAGTCAATTCTTTTTAAGCAGGGAAGAAAACTTCGCACGATTAGTGTCATGAAGAATATTCTTGCAGAGGTAACAATTGATGAAGATCTACCTAAAGATTTTGGTATCTATGACCTTAGTCAGTTTTTAAATGGATTGGGGTTGCATCATAGCCCAGAGTTAGATTTTAAGAATGATGGTCATGTGGTGATCAAAGAAGGTAAAATGCGTTCCAAGTATTTCTTTGCTGATCCAAGTGTAATTATTACTCCACCAGATAAACCAATTGAACTTCCTAGTGAGGATGTTACTTTTGAATTGAGTACAGATCAGTTGGATAAGTTACTTAAGGCAGCAGGTATCTATCAACTTCCTGATCTATCTGTAGTGGGTGGAGAAGGGGTTGTAAAGGTTCTTGTTCGTGATAAGAAGAATGATACATCAAATAGTTTCTCTATTGTAGTTGGCGAGACTGAATCTACATTCTCATTTAACTTTAAGGTTGAGAATATTAAGATTCTTCCAGGTACTTATGAAGTAGTTGTATCACAAAAACTTTTATCTAGGTTTACTGCTAAGAATTATGATCTTACATATTACATAGCATTAGAACCTGATTCTACATTTGGATAATGATAGATAGTATTATTACGGAAGTTGGTTTTATTTTAATTGGTGGATTAGTTGCTGCTATACCCATTTATATAATGGCATCTATCCTTGGTCGAGATGAAAATTATTGATAATTTTCTACCAGAAGATCAATTTCAAAATGTTGAACGTATTCTTATGGGAAGTTATTTTCCTTGGAATTATTTTCCAGGAAAGTTATATGCACATCAATCAGAATCTTTCCAATTCTCTCATAATTTTTATAGAGAAGGTGATGCTCCTAGTGGATACTTCAGTATTCTTCAACCTATTTTAAATAAATTGGGTGGGAATTTGGTTAGAGCAAAGGCAGTTTTAACCCCACAGACACATACACCTCAAGGCAGCGGTTATCATGTTGATTATCCTAATATGACAACTGCTGCTTTTTATATCAATACTAATAATGGGTATACAAAGTTTAGAAGAGAGTGGGGTGATTGGGCAGTTGCAAATGGATACCCAGAAGATCCAGATCATGGTACAATAGTAGAGAGTCGATCCAATAGAATGGTTATATTCGATTCTAATTTAGAACATAGTGGGTATACTTGTACTGATGAAAAAGTAAGAGTTCTGGTGAATTTTAATTATGAGGGATGAATTTCTTTGGGTTGAAAAGTATCGACCCAAAACTATTGAAGATTGTATTCTCCCAGAGAATATAAAGAAAACCTTTAGGGATTTCCTAAATAAGGGTGAAGTGCCTAATTTACTTCTTTCTGGTCCTGCGGGATGCGGTAAGACAACAGTAGCAAAAGCACTTTGTGCCGAGTTGGGGGTAGATGTTTATGTCATCAACGGATCAGACGAAGGACGGTTCCTCGATACCGTTAGAAACAACGCGAAAAATTTCGCGTCTACAGTATCTTTATCATCTGAGGCACCTCACAAAGTCATTATCATCGACGAAGCAGACAATACCACTCCCGACGTACAACTCCTTCTTAGAGCGAGTATTGAGGAATTCTCCAACAACTGCAGATTTATCTTTACCTGCAACTATAAAAATAAAATCATCGAACCGCTCCACTCGCGGTGTGCTGTTGTCGAGTTTAGCATCAAGGGTAAAGAGAAACAAGAAATCGCTGCCCAATTCTTCCAGCGTCTTAACGGGATCTTGGACGGAGAACGGATTCAAAGTGATAAGAAAGTCCTTGCCGAACTAATTAATAAACACTTTCCTGATTGGAGAAGAGTTTTAAATGAGTGTCAAAGATACTCGGTTAGTGGTAAAATAGATAGTGGTATACTTGTACACTTTAGTGATGTAAAAGTAAATGATCTCATTAAAAATCTCAAAGAAAAGGAATTTGCGGAAGTACGTAAATGGTGTGTCAATAATTTGGATAACGATCCTGCTGTACTTTTGCGTCGTATCTACGATTCTCTTTATGCATCCCTTGTCCCTTCTAGTATTCCTGCTGCCGTCCTTATTATTGCTAAGTATCAGTACCAAATTGCGTTCGTGGCTGACCAAGAAATAAACCTTCTTGCATGTCTTACTGAAATCATGGCAGAGTGTAAATTTAAGTGATGATTGAGAAGTATATTATTCTTTCATTACTCTATCTTGAATGGTTTACTCAGAAACTTCTTTGTTTACCTTACAAACTTTATATCAAATTTTCTTATTGGAACTTCAATCGTAAATTACCAAAATGAGTCTGCAGGACTACATAAAGCAACCAAGAAAAGATTGGTCTACTGATGATTGGTTACAACATGCATATGTACAAATGCATAATCCCTGGATAAGTAAAGAGGATAGGGAATATTGGAGAGATAAAGCAAGAGAGTTGCATAATAGATAATTAAATGATATTATAATAATGGATATTCTTATGTTATGAATAAAAAAGCAAAACTAAGAGCTCAAGTGAAATCCCGATGGTATTATACTTTTTGGGGTACAGCTACTATTGCTGTAGTTGCCGGTCAAGTTTATGTTGGAACTGGATATCGTGCAATGTCTGGTGCTTTTCATAGAGCAATGGAAAGTATTTCGGTAGAGGTAGCACCAGATATTTGGCAAGATCATTATTTTGAAAGACATCCTATGGTTATCCCATGACCAGAGAAGAAATTCTTAAAGAGATTGAAAGACTTTCTGGAGAGTTAGGTGGAGAATATCTTCATCAATCGGTGATTAATACTTCAGGTCAAACTATGAAGCGCATTAT